CTAAAGCCCTGGCACACCTCGACTCGCCATCATTTGTGCAATCAATCCCATATAATTGACGGCTTTGTTAACATCCATATATTCGTTGTACATCACCACTGGGCCAAGAGTCCCTGACACTACACCACCAGTTATAGTTCCTCCGCCGATGTTTGCCGGTATGCCATTAAACCGAAACGGGTTAACCGTTCCTTTAACACGGCTCGGTAACGCTTGATCAGTAAACCCGCCAGCACGCTGAATGATTCGGAGGTTCGAACCATTCCATGTGTAAGCTTTCAGCATCCAGCCGTTATCAATTTGCAATGTTGCGGACGTTAAAGCATTGCCCGTTTTTGCTATATCAAATTGCCCCGTCATCTTACCAGCACCAGCAGATTTAGTCAGCCTTACTCCTTGCCACGGAGATGCATCAATTTTTAAGTTACTCATAATCGATGCCACCGGGTTACTCATTGGAATATTCTCACAGATGATTAATGTCATCTCATTTTCTTCGAATACCGGGGTGGTGATTATATGATTCACATCATTTGCCAGAACCGCACCCTGCTCGTTAAAACTACCGGCGTATGAAAAGTGATGACCGTTACCACTGAAATCTTCATTACTGAGCATCTTATAACCCACCATCATGGTATCGCTCAGTAATCCAGCTGCTGGGTTTATTTTTGGCAAGCCTGGAATGCCGCGTATAGGAACATAAGTTCTCATTATTCAATCTCCGTAATTTCAATAAGATTTATTTCAGCAATTGAGCATTGCGACGCCGCAGCATTAACTTTTAAGGTGATAGTTGGTACAGACTCCGGAACTACAAACTCATAACAGAAATAAACCCAACCATCTGTTGGTGTGCCCCACTTACGGACACCGGCCAGATGAGTTGTCGAGCTGCCACCGCCTGACAATGCATAGCATTCAAATAAATTACTCCCGGCAGTTTTCATTAAAACGCCAAATTGATAACGTTTCCCTGGCACAGCAGTTACCACAAGAGAGGCTGCATGGTTAGATAAATTCCATACATTTCCTTTTACCGCTGGGTCTTGGCTGATCGATGCAGTACCGACCGTTGTTATTGTCCAGTCCGTTGGGTTCGTACCGTCGTTATTCAGGAATAATGGGTTAGCCAGAAGGTTAGCAGTCAGGCCAGCAGCGATTTGTTCGTCAGCCCTTGGGGGAAATGTAGTAGCGGTCCACTGCAACAACCCATCGACCATTGCCTTGCCCATTGCTTTGGCACCTTCACCTGTGGGGTGTGAAGCATCACGGTTGTAGCCAGGCAACCAACTACCGGTTGTTGGATCAACGGTGTACCGATGAAAATCAACTAATGGAAGCCGATACCTCCGTGCATACGCACGCAGCCAATTATTGAGTTTATGCTCATTCGTGCGGCGACCGTCATCACTCCCGTTCGCCTGTGCTGCCATCGTGCACACAACAGGAATGATTCCCGCCCAGCGGAGCTGAAGGAATATCATCTCAAATGCGGGTATTGTGACTTCATCAAGATCAATACCCTGTAAGATGTCATTACGACCACACATTACAGGGCAAAAAGTGGGCTTCGCTGCTATCGCATTGAATAAGTGACTTGCCCAAACTTCACTCACCGTATAACCACCCGTTGCTGAGATACCTGTAACCCTGATTCGCCCAAGAGACTGCATCATGGCCCAGGTATAAAATCCTTTATCATTAAGGCATGGAGCACGGTTTTCGCCCGTATTATTATCCTCTGACCAAGCAACGCCATAAGCAGCAAGCGAATCACCAATTACAAAACAATCGCCAGCGAGTGGGCCTCGATGGTTATGCAACGGTTCCCCCATGTAAATCTTGCGCCCGGTAGTGGGATCTGTAGCAAAGAGAACATCATCATCCAGTGTCAGTTCAGCGAGAGGATAAAGATCGTCAGGTTCTGATACCGCAGTAATCTTTTTTGTCTCTACGCTTTTAGTCACAACGCCTCCTGGCACATTAGTCGTGCCATCAAAACCAAAAAATAAAAGTCCGTCGCCATCCTCTGTTAACCATTCCCCTGGATAGACAGACTCGCTTTCCATCCGTAACCCTTGCGTTCGCGTATCGGTAGATGTAGCCAACGCACTTACCATGTCGAGATATCGCTTATTGGGATATGAGGTGATGAACTCCGCGACACCGCCTTTATTTAGGTAGTAATTGAAGGCAACGACAGACAACGTTGCATCCTGAATGGCAACACGAAATGACTTACCATCAGGTGTGCCCGCTAAACCGGCGATCGTCCCATCAGGGTCTTCTGAGGTGACATAGTAGGTATTGGCGTCCGCGATGTTCTGGGCGTTCTCGGCGGCAGTTTCTGCCCTATCAGCGTCGATAGATACCTGCTCTGCTTTTTCATTAATTCCCTGAGCTGCCTCTACGGCCCCCAATTCAGCTTGTTTAGCCGCTGATGCAGACCCAGCTGCAGAAATAGCACTGCCTTGGGCGGCCTCTGCGTATGCATCTCCAGAAGATGCGCCGGCAGTGCGGCGCTGCCCGAGTGTAACAGAAACCCCTACCACGTCAGTGACTGGCAAACCATTATTAGACATGATTTATTCTCTGATTAATTATTGTGGATATTTAATAGCCAACAGCCATCCAGTATGCTGATAATTCGTTTGAATTCATCCATACATTGAACCCTGAATTATTTTCACCCTGCGCAATAATATTATCCGTTGAGCCTCCGCTACTGGTTACCTCTCTCAGTGTTAATTGAATGCTGAGGACCTTGTTTGGGAATGGTAGAGGGAAACTGACTGGATTTGAATTTGCGCTGCGGTTAACAATGCCACCCTGTGTAATTTTCCCGCTTGAATCCCGCGACCACCAATTATCACCATCAACGTGTAATTCATCAGGTCGATTATTAGGACTGTAAACACGCTGTCCTGATTCGTAAATCTCCACGCCGGTAGATGTGCCGAAATTCCCACCCAATCCCAACCCAAAGGTTCTGCCTGACACATTCGACGTGATTGTGATATTTCCAGCATTATCTGCTGTGATTGAACCTACCTGTACACCGTCAACATTGCGAATGATGAATGCGCCTCCTTGAGTTCCAATATCACCGCGCGTATTAATCGGGCCAGTGATTGTTCCTCCGGTGTACGGAAAAAAATTCTGATTTGATTCAACTTTGCTGTAGGCTCCGACATCAGAAGCGGATAATGAAATATCACCGCCTAGCGGTTTTCCGTTTACCTTTGTTGTTTTTAGTACGTATCTGTCATCCACAGCCGAATTAGTTAAAAACTGGCGAATCGCTTTTTCCAACGAAAGTTTTAAATTTGCTAAATTGCCATCGTCGAGCACATCATCACCAGATTGCTCAGCAATAAAGTTACCGATAACTGCAGCCATCACTGAAGATTGGCGCCATACTTTATTAAGCTCCTCGCTTCTCGCAATACCAGTATTAAACCCAGCGCCAACAGCGGGGAGCACCTCATAATCCGCTTGAGAAAGAACGTTTGAAAACTCACCAGTTGCAAACGGCTTAAAGTCATTCTTCGCCATTTATCCCTCCACTACTTCGTAATTGACGGTGATCCCCATCGGTTTGATCGAGAGATAACCTTGTCTAATAATTTCTTTGGTAATTGCCGGTATGGCTGCGCCACGGGCGGTAATTGTCATGCTCATGTCCAGGTTGTCGGTAAACGAGATTGCAATACCGCCGTCGGGATAGATGGCGGACAGGATGGCCGGCAGCGTTTCGACTGTTCCATCCCAGTTATTTGCGCCAATTTTTGCTCGCAGCACCGTTCGATATGTGTCGTCATCCAGGTCTATATACGCATCGCCCGTGTCATAGCGACCTTTCCACGAGCCCAGATTGAAACCCAGCTCTGGATCATCGAACGAAAAATAATGGTTCACTGCCGGCGCACGTATGCGGCGCCCGCGCCCCACCCATAGGCCAATCACATCAAGCTGCACGCCGACGGCGTCATCAAGATCAAATGCTGGTGCGATGGCGCGCGTGCTGTCTTGCTGGCGCGAGAACGCCTCAGTAGTGGCATTAACGGTGTCAAAATATTTGGGAAACTGGCTGTTATATGCAGGGATTTTTGAGGTGTATTTGTTCGTCATCATGCCACCGTGATAATTGCGATATTCTCCGGCGAACAGGTCGCTGATTCGTTAAACAGGATCGGGATATTGGCCTCGCTCATCGTGACCGCGTCTTTGCCAATGCTGACAGTCATCAGGTCGTAGGTTTTCCCGCTCGCCGTGTTACCGAGATTGGCCGGTACATAGAGTCGCGAGAAATAGACCGTGTCGCCGATATACAGCGTGTTGATGTAGTCGGCCACCGCCGCTTTGATATCCTCGCCGATGTCGCTGGTGTAGCCTGGGAGTACCTTAATTTTTATAGCGGCGTAGATCGGGACTTTAGTCGGCCGGAAAAAGTGGATGGTTTTGTCTACGCCGTAGACATCCTTGACAGTCACGTTCGTGGTGCCGAATGTCGGCGCGCCTGGTGACTTTTTCACAGCGATGATGTTTGCTATTTCTTCAGCGTCGCCGCCGTCCACAACCATCGCAACAGCATGCGCCGGCACGCCGTTGATGTCGGTTTCCGAGGTGTCGTTGTCGTAGCCCTTATAGCGCGTCACGCCGGTGATGTTGGCAATGGCGCCTATCAGCCCCTCCATGACGGTTCGGGACGGTAACGCGACGCTGAGCGCTTGCCGCTGGCGCAGTTCGGCGTCAGTTTCCACCGGTTTGCCGGAGGTGGCCGCTTCAGGGTTCGTGACAGACTGCCAGCCGCGCGTCGGTGTAGCGATTTGCGAAACATCTCCGGGCAGCGCAGTGATGGCGCCCGCCTTCTGCGCCGTCGCGGTTACCACCGCCTGTCCATGAATATCGAGCTCCACCTCTGCCGGTAAATCCCAGAGGTTTCCGGCGCTGTCCCGAACCGAGGCATTTCTGATGACCGTGCCAACCTGGCCGATTAGCCTCACGTCAACAGTGGAATTTGACGGCGCCTTACGGCTGATTCCGTTAATTTTGACGTTGCTCGCCAACCCCGCGCCCGTGCCGGTCGCCGGGCTAAATGCGTTCCAGGTGGAGATCACCGCATTGTTGCCGCCATGCATGGCGTACGCGATCAGCGACAGGAGTGCGCCGTCTTTGCTGTCCGGTTCAATGTAAATATCATCGCCATAGATACCGCGAAAAATCGTCTGCCATCCGGTGAGGATGCTCTGGAAATCGGGTGCACTCATCCCTGCCGCCGTTATTTTTGGCAGCATTGCATCAATGATGTCTTCATACATAGGCTGTTACCGAGGTTTGTCCGTATGCGGTGTTTAGGGTGGCGGTGACAAGCAAATCGCGGGTTTCTACATCCCGCCGGCTCTGGTACTCGACGATCTCCGTTACGTTCGGCGTGCCGAGAATTCGCTCACGGATCACAATGTCGTAGAGGCCCGATGTGTATTTGCCGAGTATTTGCGTCCAGTCGGTGCCGGCGGTTTTGTCGAGGAACCATTCTCCGGTGCGCAATTGCAGGCGGCTAATCACCGCCATCCCCACCGCCTCGGGCGTGTTGATGAAGAAATCACCCTCGCCGCGCCCGAAGCTGTAATCGCCGTTCTTGTCTTCTTTGCGATATCTCACTGCGGACCTCCCGTCTGGCCACCGCCAGTTTCTACGCCGCCGTGTTTGTGCGTCTGCAGGCTGATGCCGCCGGCGCTGACGTCGTTGGTCACGTTCACCGGTCCCAGCATTGTTGCCGTGCCGCCGCCGTCTCCCATGCCCTGCGACAGATTGCCGTTAATCGTCACGTTGCCGTTCAGCACGATCTCGGGGGAGTTGATCTCGGTACCGCCCTGCGCGCTGGCGGTTAATTTCCCCGATGTGATGATGGTAACCGCGTGGCTGCCCGGGTCGAGTTCGATAAATGCGCCCCCGTCGTCGGTGCGCAGCTGCGCGGCACTGGTGCTGACGCCACTGATTTTCTGCGCCTGCGACTGCGGCCCGACGATAGCGAAGGCATCGGATAGATCGTGCATACGCTCGGTCCCCGACTCCTGCACGCCGCCGTTTTGCCACCAGAAATCGATGCTACGGTCGGCAAACACGATGAGGCATTCGTCACCCGACTTAACCGGAAACGTGAGCGTGACGCCCCCGCCGCGAGGGAAAATGACTGGCACATCAACCAACAGCGGCAGACTGGCTGAGTTACCGCCGCCGGCGCTCTCCGGCTCGTAGCCTTTCACCGCTGGCAGCACTACGCAGGTCACCGCGTCAGCGTCAAAGGATTGGATGATGCCTGGAATTGATACGCGCATTTGTGCGCTGATGGCGTCAGCCAGCGCCTGGTCGGCCTGCTGCTGGTCGCCGATCTGTGATTGGAGTGATACGGGCATGAATTTTCCCCATAAAAAAACCCGCCGAAGCGGGTTTAGATAGAGTGAAACGAGTTAGATTTTTTTGCTGAGAACCAGCTTACAATCGTCGTCGCTTAACCCGCTCATTTGGGCGGATTCTGGATAAGAGCAAGACATTTTCACTCTTCTAAACCCAAGGATTGCAAATTGATCGCCCTTGGTGTTCATTAACTCTTTTTCATCACCGCCCTCACGCCTTGCAAATCCTGCCGCCTCGAATCGTGACGCCTTTGATATGGCCGTGTGCACAGGCAGATTTGCATCCAGATCCGGATGATTGGCAAAGAAATCACTTAACGTACCGGCTGAAGCAACTGAAGAAATCAAAATTAGTGAGGCCAAAAGTCCCTTCATGAAATCATCCTTTAACTTTTACGCAATCATAGGTCGCGTACTGGCGTGGCGCGTCCATGCTAGCTTGAAGAAGTTGCACGTTAAGAAAACGCTTTTTACCATCGCGTTTGATGTACTCCATACCTAGCCATTTGCCCGGCTGGTTTGTGGCGACTCGCCATTCAAATTTGGTGTTGTCGTCATTTGGCGGATTTGTCAAATATGTGACCTTCTGACTTTCAGGGCGCACACCGTTAATGTGCATAAAGCCATCATTGCTTGGTGTTAATAAAAAATCCCCACATCGCACATCTGCTGTGGCATTTATTGAAAATGCAGCTGCGAACAAACACAGAATTATCCTTTTCACATCCCCCACCTTATGACTGTCTTGAAAGCGCCGAATTGCTAAGCATGTCAGCTGAACCTCGCGCAAAGCACATTAAATCCATGTACCACGCCTGGCCCCGTGTGTCGCCAGTATAGTCGATAGCTTTCACGATATACACGCCATCCGTCGCAACGCTGGCCGGCTGCTGCAGGCTACCAGCGACAACCCGGTTTCCATTTTGGTCGGTTTCACTGATACGGCCGCCGGACTGGGCAACTTCACTATCTGAAAGCGAGGCACGGTAAACCGATGCCTGGTCAAGCTGGATCAGGCCGTTGATGCGAATGTTCGGGTTAATCAGGCAACGCACGTTAACGCCAGCCCCCATCGTCTGCTGTGGCATGCCGATCAGGCCGGTATTGCTATTCAGCAAGATGGCCTCGTAAATGTATTTGTTCTCGTTGACCATCTGCAGCTGCCCGTCGATCAGTTGCCAGGTGGCCTTGCACATGCCGGCGACCGAGTCCATAACGTCGCGTGCGGATTGGAACAACGACAGTCCACGGGGGAAAACCGTGTCGGGGAAAGTACCGGTGATCCCCTGAGTGATGCCGTAGGCGCTAAAGCTTTTCAGCGCCGCGCTGTGCATGTCAGCCACCGTGTAGCCGGCGGCGAGCGTGGTGTTTACCGTCGCATAGAGAAACGCCTCATGATCGCCCACAGCTTGAATCAGCACCCAGGAATCCGTCGGGTTGTCTTTGCCAGTGATCGTGAAGCGGAGATCACCTTCAAAAATCAGCCCGAAGTTTTGGCCGTCCCGCTGACCTGATTTCGCCGGGTCTACCTGGCGCGCCACGCCGACCTGACTGGCGTCGGCATCAGGCGCAATACCGTCATAGCCGGCAATCATCCGGATTTTGGAAAACTCGCTGCCGAGAATACGGTTCTGGGTATCCGGCGAAAGGTTGTAAATTTTAACGTTGGCGACGCGTGGCCACTTCGTGTCTGCCCACTCAATACGAAACGTGACTTTAAAATCTGACAAGCTGATGCCGCTGCCCTGCTGGTCTAGCAGCTGCAGCTCAAAATGACGCATCCAGTTCTGGCTCATTGCCTACTCCTGTACAAAATATAGGTGGCTACCGATCCCGAGGTTGGTTTTCGTCGGCAATTCCGGTTCATTGTTGTCAACCATGACGATCAGCGCACCGGTGAACCCCAGGTGCGCATGCTGCGCCAGCAGGTTGGCACCAGGCATTAGCGGAATTCCGTTCACCAGTTCTGCGCCGGCACTGTCCAGTAAGTCGAGGATCCACCCAGCCTCATCGCGCCAGGAGAGCCGCATGTTCATCTGCTGTCCACCCAACGCGATCCCGAATTGCTGATTATCCGGTGTAAGCGGTACTTCCTGAATATTCATCCGCCCCCTCCCAGTAGCGCCAAAATCCCCCGCTGCCCCTGTGAGAGCAGGCTTTCGTTAATGGGTTTTGCTGATTTTGTGCCAGAGTTCTGTACGGCTGACGTGCTCACCCCGTCAGCCATATTTGCCTTGTCCGCTACTGTGACGCTTTGTGTTCGGGAAATAATGACGTTTCGCAGCGTAAGCGAGCACATCAGCACGTTCTCGCTGATTTTGTCGGTGGTGACGTCCAGCGACTTGATCAGCATGTTCTGGTACTGGCGCTTACCGGTGGTGACATCAAAAGGAATTCGGCTTTCCTGCAACGCCACCAACTGCTGATAAACCTCACGTGGACTGGTTCCAAGGGACAACCCACTATTGAGGTTAAACATCTGCGTGGTGTCCACCCCATCTAATAACGAGCCACCGCCGGCAAAACCTAATTCCATAGTGACTTCTGGGGGGCGCTTGTAGGCGTGGTCGCTGACCGGCGCGCCATCCTCAATCGGGTGTTCAGTTATTTCCAGCGTGTCGCTGTGCTTTTCCGAAATCGTGACGCTGGGAACAATGGCGCCGATCTTCCGGGTCTGCTGTGAAAACAGAACGGAGAGAATATCCATTATTGCGGCCTCGCATAAAGTTGCTGGGTCAAACGAGAGTTAACACCGGTCTGACGGTCAGCAACCTCCATCCCGGCGCGTGCTGGGTCGCTGACACCGTGTATGTGGATGTTAGTTTCCTGCTGCACAGTGGCGCCGCCAGAGCCAGGCATGTTGCTGAGCACTTTCGGGATGTAGTTCCGCGTCTCCTCCGGCATTAGCCCCATGCCATGCTTCTGAACGTTGCCGATCCCCCAGTTATAGGATGCCAGCGTTTTTTCAAGGTCGCCGCCATTCATGCGCAACAGCATGCCGAGATAACGCGCGGCAGCATCAGCAGACTTGGCCGGGTCGAAAACGTCATTTCCACGCAGCCCCATGTCCTTTGCAGTTCCGGGCATAAACTGGAACATTCCTTTTGCGCCAGCGCCAGAAACTGCGAACTGATTACCACCCGACTCGGTCAGCGCGACGCTGCGCAGCAGCCCCGCTGGCAGGTTGTACATTGCCTCGAGCTGCGTCAATTTAGGCTGTAGCCACCCCAGCAGCGCTGCGCCAGCTTTTGTGGCCTGAGGACGACTCACCCGGCCTGATGAACGTCCGATCAGGCCCCCGGATTGAAATAGTCCCTCATTACCCGCGTGTAACGTCCCCTTTAACCAGTTACCAATATCGTCGAACGTCAGTAGTGGCTGGTCAGTTTCACGCTGGCTCTGCATCTTTTTAACGAGGTATTCGCCTGGCGATACCCCCGCCTTTTCTGCCGCCTTTTGTATTTCATTGACCTTGTTGAAAAGCTCTATAGCCAGGCCAACAGCGATAATTTTCCCAGAGAATTTAAATAGCCCACCGAAAGCTTTGCTTACCCCTGTGACCGCCTTAATCATTTTGGCAGCCCATGTAACAGCCATGTATCCTGCCAAAATCTCCAGCGCAGTCTTCCAGCCACCGACGCCATCTTTCAGATCGAGCAGCTTGTCTCGTAGCCAAATCATGGCCGCTTTCGCCTGGGTAATTGCCGGCTCCCATTTGGCCCAGTCGATGAGGCTTTTTCCGCCCTCTTTCCACGTCTGGTAATCGTCCCACAGCAGGCCAATACCGACGATCAACGCGGTTATCATCCCGATAGGGGACATCAGGAATGCGCTGTTCAGAATTCGCCACGCCAACAGCAGCGCACCAAACACGCCGATCAGTTTCCGAGAGCCAGAATCCAGACTTTCCCACCACTCGATCACCTTATCGATCGCTTGGTAGCCACGATAAAGCATTCGCCCGAACACCTCAGCCAGCCAGAGAACCCCCTTCACTGTTTTGGTGATGAAGCCCTCTATCTTCGGGAAGTTGTCCATGATCCGCTTGCGAAGGTTATCCAGCGAACCGCTCAGGCCTCCGGCGAGATCAGAACCGATTTTGTCTTTTGCCATGCCCAGCAGCGCAGTAAGGCTACGCATTGAGGTCATGAATTTATTGGATTGCTGCGCTGCGCGGTCGGCGTTCAGTCCGGTGGCCTTGAGCATACTCTGGTAATCAGCAGTGAAACCGTTGATACCGCGACGCATGGAGAGCAGTGTATTTTCGTCAATGCCCAGCATCTGCGCGTACTGGTTTGCACGGTAATACGGCATGCTGCGCAGCTTATCGCCGACACCGGTAAAAATGGCGGCGGTGTCGCGCATCTGTCCGTTCGCGCCGCGCGTCTGCACGCCCAGGCGGTTCAGGAAACCTTCGGCCCCCGGATTGTTGCGGATAAAGCGGGCAAGACTCTCGAGCGAACCCTGCGCGGCCGCCGCATCCGATCCAGTTTGTGACGCGGCATAACCCAGGGCGCGGATGCCGGCAACCGACGCGCCGGTACGCTGGGAGGCAAAATAGACCTTATCCAGCCCGCTCGCGATTTGCGTGGTAAATCCGACAATCGTCAGCGCCGCCCCTTCCACTGCGGCGCCCATTTTGAGCACGTTCGCGGTGACGCCGGCGACGACAGCCGAGAATTTCCGCTCACCGGCAGAGTCGATTTCGAAGCCCAGCGAAATCAGAAAATCCTTGATGGTTTCAGCGTTCATTGGTCCTCTCTCCACCTGGCGATCCGGGCCTCGTTATCCGCCTTCATGTCCAGGTAATCGTTCATCAGCGCAATGTCGAAAAGGTCGATGCGCCCATCCTTGAGCGCCTCAAAGCTGCACAATCCAGCATCAACCGGGCGGAGAATGTAATCCTCTCCGCCTGGCAACACATCCAGCGTTAAACCGGTGCCGGGACGTCCGTCTCGCTGTCGGGGAGTGCGGGCAAAAAATTTCCCAGCGAATTCCCAACCACCCGGGCAACGATCTGCAGCATGTCCATCAAATCGATGTCATCGAACATCAACTGGCTACTGGTGAAAATTGCGGTGTAGCTTTTACCCGTCTCACGCGACACCACCGCCAGGCAGGGATGAATAATCGCGTTACTGTCCTCGTCGCTGAGGTCGGACAGCGTGTTGGCGATCACCGGCAGCGCCACTTTTAGTGCCTCTTCAATCGTGATTTGGCCGGATTTCAATTGGCGTAGAACTTTGATTTCGCCCAACAGCCCAGACAGCAGCGGAAGCAGCTTGCGGGAAACTTTCAACTGTTCAAAAACACTTAACTTGGCCGCGCGATACTTCAGGCCTTTAATTTCAAATTCCATGATTACCCCTTAAAACGTGCCGAGCAGTTGGTCGATCTTGATGCAATCGAACACCCAGGCGACGGTGTTCCCGTCCTTGGCATTCTGCCAATCTGGCTGCTTCTGGAATGCCACACCGCGCGCGGTAGTGACGTCATTACTGGATTTGTTGCGGATCACGATAACGTTGTTCCCCCATGTCTCCGACGAAAGCGACTGGGCGTTATACATCACGGATAATTTCGCGTTCGTCGGGCTGGTTTTGAGCAGGTTCACGGTGATCGTGCCGGATTTGCTCGCATGCAAGCTGTGCATCCCCTCACCATCGGCCCCGGTAGTCATGGTGTTCTTGTTTTCCGACATGGCGACCGTGATCCCCTCGTCGGAGGTCGCAGCACCGTTGCCGAGGTCAATCGAACCGCCTACTCCAGTAAGATTGCCGGACACATCCAAAAAGCTATAAGTTGGCATTTACCGGCTCCTTAGCGGTTAACGTTGATGATGACGTCGCCAAAATGTACGGCGCCGGCCAGCTTGATCCCGACCTGCATCACCGGCGCTTTTCGTGCCTCACGCTCTGCCTGCGCCTGTTGTGCGATCGGCGGTGAGTAGGCGTAATAGCCCTTGGTCAGGGTGTCGCCGGTATTCAGCGCGCCAAAGCTTTCCCCACCCCATACGCCCGGAGCTATCAGGCCATTTTCTGCCCCCTGCGCCAGCGAAGCCTCGACGTTGGTTAGCAGATCAGTGATACCCTCGTCGGTCTGCGGGACTTTCGTCGGACTGGTGTAGAGACGGTTGTAGTAGTTGGTCTGGACGTAGTTCTGCAGCCAGTCGAGGCCGTGTCGTTCGTCGAAGAAGTCGGCGTTACACATCACCCCTTCCTGCAGGATCGCCGTGTCGTTGTCGTAGTTGACGAACACGTTGCAGTTTTTCGCCTGCAGCGTCAGTGCCTGGGTCTGCGTCAGAGTTTCGGCGACGATGCCGGGTTGCTGTTTGAATTTGATGGTGATCGTAGTGCGCCAGCCGGCAAAATTAACGGTAAAGGCACGTCCAAGAATTGACACGGCAGCGTACGGGCTTTGGCTGGAATACTGTACGCATGTGGTGCCAAGGAACGCGGCTTTCAGACGGCTGGCAATGTCCGTGTTGTTGTCAGCATCCAGCACCGCGGTGTTCTGCGTGGTGTGGGCATAGATACGGGAAACGCTGTCAGATTGGATCTGCTCGGCAACTGCCATCACGTCATCATCAGAAATCGTTTCGGCGATATATAGCCCGTACCATTTTGAAGATAAATCGATAAATTTCGCCACGCATTGCTCGATGGTTTCCGCCGGCTGTCGGGCGATAATTTTCGCGCCGGTGCCTTCAAGAATTCCCATTAGCGCGGAAATATCGGTGCCTGTGGCGTTAGGTGTTGCGAATCCAACCGCAGACGCCTCACCGGTGGTTTTCGATGCAACCACAAAGCGCGCGTTATTCGCGTCCCAAATCACGGTTGCCGCAGTCAGTTTTTCCGCCACGCGGGCGGCTACGCCATTCAGATTGGTTTCCGCTGACAGGTCCACGCCGGAAACCGTTTTAACCGTACCGTCAACGCTGATTTTCATCGCGCCATCGGTCACCGCGGTGAAGTTGGTCATCACCTGCTGCGCAGTGGTCAGGATTGCGCCGCGCAACACTGCGGCCGTATCCTCCTTCACCCAGCGGCCGACATATAAGTCGATGGGCTGCGGACGCTGCCAGTAGTACACCTGCGCTGCTTTAGCTTCCGGCGATAAAATACCGAAATCTGTTTGCACACCGGCAATGCCAGAATAGGCGCGCATCCGCTCGCTGGCGTCGATCACCGGTGAAGCACCGATAATCAGCAATGAACCAAAATTTCGAGCCTGCGCAGCGCGCAAGGTCATATTAATCGAGACGCCGACGACGTTTCGAACAGGTAACCCCTGCTGAGCCATAAATTATTCTCCGAAGAATTTAACAGATGCATCCACCAGCGACTTGATGCCGTATTGGCGAATGACTTTGCGGCGCAGGCGCACGGCGATGTCGTACCGGCGCACCCACTGATTGTTGATTAACTCTGGAAGGTTCAGGATCCGCCCGCAGTCCAACAGGGTCAGGTTGACGGCCTGCAGCTCGTCATTGTTCTGAGAGACGAACAGCCCATTACGGAATTGCGTTGCGACTGTCATCCCTTGCGGGCCGTAGAAGCAACACAGAATTTCGATGGTTTCATGCGACCACTGCTCGGCGCTTTCTTCGCCCTGGACATATGCCGGGTAGGCATCGTCAGGCACACTGGTGATGCCGAATGCGCACCAGGTAGTGCCATTCTTTGGTATCTGGATTTGCGGGTCGGTCCAACGCGGATAGACCACGTTTTTATCCAACCCCGTCAGCCCGCGGATCCAGCGGCTAAGCAGTCGCTCCAGTTCCTCATCGTATGCAGGGCCGCCACCTGTGGGGGTGAGATACCCGGGTGTTGTGCTGTCGTTCACTTAACCCCCTTCTTGCCCCACCAGCTCGCAGTGGGCCTGGACAAACCCGGCGCCATAGCGGGTATAGGGGTCTACGAATGTCACCCGGTACAGTCCGCCGTTATACACGACAAGGTCGGCATCAAGGTTAGGGCCATCGGCCGCACTCTTGCGTCCCTGGGTGAGCCTGAATTGCGTCACAATAAGAATGGCCCCGTTGATGTTCTGGCCGGCGGCCATGCGCCTTGCTTCCAGTGACCGATCAACGGTCACCACACCAGAGAACGGGATTTCTTGCTGGGTGTTCACCGGGAAGTTGTCGTCGTCCGTCGTCTGTACCTGCCGGCGGCAAATCAGCGATAGGTCAGCAAAATCCGGATCCAGCAGCACCTCAGTAACGTCGAGTAGCGGCATTATTTATTTACTCCTTACCACGTAAGTTATTGAGCGCAGCAGGTAGCCGTGGGCGTAGAGCGGCTTATCGCCTGGAATGCCCTGGGCGCGGCGGTTGCCCTTCGTCATATCTGAGAGGGGGTGAAGACGATCGCCAGCACCAATGACCGCCTTGGCGCCGTCCCTCGCAATCTGGCCTGCGCTTTCAAGTTCCCGCTGCGCAGCATCCGCATTACCGTTCAGGGCAGCCACGGCCGCCGCCTTCAGGTGCTCGGTGGTTCGCGGTTTGGTGTCCTCGATACCCATGTCCAAAAACGGTCGCGGCGGCAGCGTGACGGTTTGGCCGCCGAGCTGCACCGTGGCACCGGCAGACTGCAGATAACCGATCTCCGCGTTGTTCAGGGCTTCCCCATCCTCGCGCGTGGCGTTGGCCTCTGGTATGCCCACCAGCACATCCATTTTTGAAAGTGAGCGCAAAGACGAGAGAGCCGATTCGGCGTTATCCTTCCTGACCTTAAGCCCGCTTTTCATAGCTGCCGCCCGCCGGCACCGAACATCGTGATCAACTGCCAGAACTCTGCACCGTAGCGCGTGTTGTTCCAGAAACCAGCATCGGGGTTGAGGGTTGAGCTCGTGTCATAACTCACGCTGACCTTATCCACTGATTTTGATGTCTGAACGCCGCTGGCCGAGCCGCCTGAACCACCGACCGCCGCTGAACGCTTATCCTGAGCAAAGAGCGCCATGTAATGGGCCACGAACAACTCCACCAGGTACGGGAAAATCTTGGGGCCAGTAATTTTCTCACTCAGCAGGATGTCCGCCAGGTTAAGGCGAAACTGAATCTGCACCTCTGGGTAGGCGACAGTATCAGCGAATTGCGGGAAGTCTCGGCGAAAGTCTGCAGGCGTGGGCAGTGAATTATTTCTTGGCTGCTCCATTGGTTTTCTCCAGTCTTGCAGTCAACTCTGCCACCTGAGCATTCAGTTCAGAGATCTGATCATTACGCTCAACCAGCCCGGCGGCGGCTGCCTGCAACTGCTCAGTCTGCTCTGCCACCTTGTCCTGTTCCAATTCCAGAAGCCTCTGCAGTTCGGTTACCTTGGCTTCCAACTCAGTGATGCGTTGCGCGCCGACTTCGTCGATATTCGGTTGGGTATAGTCGCCCAGCGCTTCGGTGTGCGCTTCGACAAACCAGTGAGTGGCCACGGCCTCGGGAACATTGTGGCGCCCCTTGCCGAACTCCTGCACCGAATTATCCGCGTGAGTGAGCTTGAAAGGAGTGTGAACGTGGATCGAAACCAGCTTTTCTTTTGTCATTTTCGGAATCCTTCAGGCCCCCGAAGGGGCCGATCTGGTTATCAGATGCCGTCCACATAGGACAGGGTTTCTTTGTACACCGGCTCAACCGCACCAAGCTTGGCGTAGTAGGTGGCAATCTGGTAAAGGCCGCGGTACTGGATCGGCACGCTCTGCAGCGGAACCAGAGGGTAGCGGACATATTTCTTGTCGTTGGTGTAGGCCGTCATGCGGTCTTTGCCACCCACCCCGCGCCCCTTCAGCCATTTAACCGCCTTGATCTCCAGCGGCACGCCGTTTTGGTGGAACGCGATGGTGTTCACGGCCAGATAGGTCAGCAGCGACTGGTTACCTGCTTCAGAAACCTTACGGCTCGCCAGCAGGGAATATTGCTCCGGCGGGATACGCAGATCGGACGGCACGACGGAATAACCCGACGCCGACCAGGAAGCAGCCAGAATGCTGTTCACGCTGTCCAGAATCTCGTCGTTGGTTGACACCGCCCAGGTCTTCGGTGCGTTGTTCAGGTTCACGCCGACGAGGTTGAACAGCCCCTTAAGGCCTAAAGCCGCATCACCGATATACACTTGCTCATCGTTGTCCATCTGCCACTTGAGCTGCATACCCTCATATTTCTGGGTATCGATAGGGCGGCCAACCTGCAGCGCTGCTTTCAGTTCAATAACGGTCCAGCCCAATTCCATGCCCCACAGGTTCAGTGGGTTGCCGTCTTTACCGATATCGACATTCACGCCAGCGATGGCGGTAGAGTCTTTACCGATCCAGTTTTTACCGTTCGGGTTTGCACCCGTACCAGCGGCGCCGAAACTGGTCTTTGTCCAGCTCGAGATATCGTCGGCGATAGAGACATCCTCACGCAGCTGGATATCGCGGCTCCAGGTATACCCCACCAGCGGCAAGTTCAGCGTTTGGTCGAGGCGTTCCAGCTCACCGATGAGAAACGCACCGGAGCTATCAACGGTTGCCTGATCAAAAGTAATCATTCTTTTTCCTTAAATCTTCCAGGAGATTTCGGTGTTGCCGTCGGCATCGCCGGCGCCAGTGAATTCTGCGTTAGGCAGCAAAACGGTTTTGTCGGCAACCAGCGTCGCCATGAAGCCGCCCAACGGAACATCGATAGAGGCATCAGGTGAAACGACGATGTAGACCGGTGCCCCCTTCTTGATGGTGCTGGCGTCCGAACCGACGTTAACGGTCATGTAGCCACGCTTCATTGCGTCGCCGGGGAAGTTCTTGCCAGTGCCAACTTGACGCACCATGTCAGGCTGTGAGGTAGTTGGATAAGGCCGCACATAAATGCCCTTCACTTTATCGGCGGTGTCGCCATCAGCCAGCGGCACGAAAAAGCCATCAGTATCGAGCTTGCCCGCCAAGCCATACGCCGGGAAGGCGTTGTCGGATTTCAGAATCACCGGCTCAACGGTTAAATCCTGCGGGCGAGAGATAGCCCCGGCAATGCCCACAGGCATCCGGTACAGGTATGCAGTCATTGTTTTATCCTTTTCGGTTAGACCAGAAGTCGGCGTTTTGCTTGTTCAAGTCGGAAATTTTTGGGGTGCCGAGATTTGGGCGCGCTGCGTCGCCAGTGGTAGAGCGGGTGTTGCGACCTTTCGCAATTTCAGATACTGCGTTGAAAGCCATATTTACCGACTGTTTCGGCAGTTTGCTGATGTCAGCATCACCCACCACTTGGCGCACCAGAGTTTTTTCAGCGGCCGACAGTACATCGCGCTTAAAGGCGGTTGGCTTCATCTTGCGGCTGAGATCGATGCCGGGAACGATGACCTCTGCGCGGTATGCCGAGTCGCCGGTGATGGTGGTTTCTTCCTCATCGTCCTCACCGTCGCCGGTGGGGTCTTTTTTATCTTTGTCTTCAGGGTCATCGGCGTTATCGCCGGTGGTGGTCCCCTCCAGTTTCGCCAGCAGGGCTTTCAGCAAGGTTTTGATATCGTCCTCACCGTCGCCGGTAACTTTACCGCCCATCTCCGGATCTTTGTCCGGCAAAGGCTGCTGTGGTGAAAGGTTGATATTGAGGTTTACGCCGCTCGGCAAATCCCCCTCATCCCCCGTTACGGCTGCCGGCGCTGAGTCCAGCAGTTCATTCATCGTGTCCGCGTCGCCAGTCTTGGCGGCGAAACGAAGGCGCTGTAGCCAGCTTTTCTTTTGAGTTGCCATTGTGTCTCTGTCTCCAATTGCACAACGATTTCCGGCTCTGCCTTTTGGAACAAGAGCCACATGGTTTCCTGTGATGTCCACCTGGTCAGCTTTGCCAGGGGCCGTTTGTTCGTACTCTGCGTCATAGCCACACGAAACCTGCCGCAGACCGTCGTCGATCAGTTGGATGGCGTATTCGTCTTTAACGATGAGGTCAGCCAGCATCAAATCGGATTGATCACCGGTACCGCGCCTAACGTTCTGTAGATGGCCGTGCGCCAAATCCTTCCAGTTCTGCGGATTGACCAGTCGGATGTTCCCGTCCTCGTCTTCCGGGTGAAGCACCGTAATGCTCATCCCTTCGAATGACGCCAGGGTCGTCGGGTTGAATACCTGCTCAGGTGAACGCGTGACGATGATTTGGCCGGCGGCGTTTGGCGTCAGATTTGGCAGGTCTGCTGCGGCATATACCTGCGTACCGGTTCGGGCGACAGCCACGTCCTTGCACAGCAAGCCACCATCAGCCATTCGATAGCGGGTCTCGCCCAACTGGGTATTGAAGAAATATTTCATGGGTTACCTGCTGAATGGCGGGCATAAAAAAACCGCCCAGCGGCGGCCTGTCATTTTCTTGGTCCGGGTATATGAACCTCAGACCAGCATTTGCAGTTTGGCAGGCATCCTGCATGGCCAGTCATGCCGTCCAGCGTCGGCGGGTTGTGCCAGTACACGAATTTATCCCGCATTTTTTTATGCGAGGGCCGCGTACCGGCCCCCTCGATGCGCCACCAATACCCCTCCGAGCCAACTGACAGCGCGCGGGCCTGCGTGAGTGCGCCAGTAGCGCGCCCGATTTCGGTATGAGCAATCATCTTCGCCCTACCGGCAGCAACGTTGCCTGACTGCATAATCATTTCGTACAGCGCGTCGGGGCGCTCGCCGTTGATGGTTGCCTCTATCGCGCGCTGCTGTATCTCACGGACACGATCTGCGGCTTCCAGCGGCAGGGATTTCATCAACTGGATTTGCCGGTAGACAATGTCCTGCGTCACCTGGCCGATCGGCGTGTTGCCGACCACATCCCGCAACCCCTCCGAAATTTGCTGCGACACTGACTTCCACTGGTTCCACTCTTCACGCTCCACCTGCAGGAACATCTTCTGTCCGACCATTGCCGCCCAGTCATTCAGCACATGCGAATAGTCGATAAGGTGTTCGGAAACAGTGTTAGCGCTTGTCTGGGAACCATCGTAAGAACCAGTTACGATCTGATTTATTTGACTCACTATCCCCAGTAGGCTTTTCTGATACTGGATTTCTGAACGCCGGCGCAGGGCCGGTTTCAAGTTCAGGCTCCTCATACTGCGACTGCGCATTTTCAATATCCTCATCGGTGATCGATGCGCCGATGCCGGTGACGTCAGAGTTTTCGCGCAAATCAGTCATCGCAGCCTTTGGTGTCATCAACCCGTCAGCCAGCGCGGTGCTGATGGCGGTAACGGTGTTCACCGCCACTGTCGAGCGGTCAACGTCGGACATCTGCCAGAGCGGGTTGAACTCAAAGGTGAAATCTTCCGGCAATGGCTTGCCAAGCTCAGATCGGTGCATGATATCCAGCACTCTCCGCAACGGCAGGCGCAGGCGGCGCTCTTGCAACGAGCTGACGCGGTCGTAGTAGTTGGCAAGGTCAGCGTCGCCAGTTGAGAATCCTTTCGGTGACTGTCCGAACAGGCGCACCAATGGGATACCGACAGCGCCACTGATCTGTTCAGCAAACTGCGAAATAACGTCATCCAGCCCGCTGAAACTATACTGATGAGTTTCGAACTTATCCTTGGTATCCATGAGCGTCATACCTTCGTTGCTCTGGAACTGACGGATCAGGTCGATGTTTTTCAGCAATGCCTCGAATGCGGGGCCACCCAGCGCGATGAGTTCCCGAAGTTTCTCCACGCTATAAGTGCGCAGGTGCGCTTTATAGATCAACTGCGCTGCGCCGACAGTGGCGCTATCGAAAGCTGTCAGCCTGTCCCAGATGCGCTCTACAACCGACATCCCCCACTCGTTCTCGGTGATTTTCTGCTGGTAAGGCAGCGTCACGCCGTCAAAGCGGATCAGGCGGCTGTGATGGATACGCCAGGCAGGAATTCCCGCGCCTGTGGTCACCACGTCGTAGAACTCAGGTTTACCGAGATCTGGCCCCATCTCTTTGATGCGCCGGGTCAGCACCGGGTTAATCATCCAACGGTCCAGCGGGAGAATGCCTTTAAACTTGCCCTCTCCAATCGTCTCCAGCCGCAGAGGGGTGAAAGGTGCCTGCCCCTCTATCATGATGAAGCCGACCGCGCCGCCGTAGAGTCGCGACCATTTCAGCACATCGTTCAGTGCATCCCAGATCTGCATCTCGTCCAGCTGCGACTCAATAATGCCGCGGTCTTTTGCATCGATTTCTGACGTGATGCGAATGCCCTTGCGGGTCATATCATCAGGGATGGCGTCCACCGCTTCACCAATCACCCACGACGAGCGATAAGACCATTCAACCATCATGCGGTTGCGGCTGGTGAAGTTCGGCCTGTAGGCTGATGCTGAGTGCTGGTTAGAGGTCTGCATCCCAACACGGGCCACAAAGTTTTCGTAGCCGTCAGCTGTCGCCTGCGCCGTCCTCTTCGTGGTTGCTTTATTTCGTGCCATCAGGCCTGTCTCCCTAGCAGCTCCCAGATATTCAGGGCTGAATTCATTGGCGCGTAACTGATCATCACCGAGTCGGCCAGGTTAGGTGACTTGGTGCCGTCAGGCTGTTTATCCACGACGATTTTCCCCACCCCGTTAATGGAGTAGGTCGGCTGTGAAAGTTCGATAATGAGTTTGTCTTTGCTCTCCATGTTGCTGCTGATGGAGATGATCTCGTCAGGGTCATAAGGCATCTTCTCGACCACTGCACGATAGGTGTTTTGGAACAGCTTGCGCAGTCGCCACCAGCTTTGTGCTTTGGCGTTGGCAAAGAAATCCTTATTCAATCGCGCCGCCTGCCCGTTGTCACCGCGCACGGCTTCATCATCGGGATCGAACACTGCACCACTGCCCCGGAATGGGGTGGCAAGAATCGACGGCCGGCGGGCGGCTTTACGCAGTTCGTTGATAGCGCGTGCGTCACCGCGAACACCGGCCCCCAGCCCGTCCTCATCGAATCGAAATTCTTCGACGCTGTCGGACTCGCAGTAACCAAAAACCTTTTCGACGGATTGGTAAATGTCACTGCCGACACCAGACCACTCGCGGACGTTCTCCAGCAGGAAACCGTGGCGGGTTGAAAATGCGTTTTTGTCCTTACCCTCGTCAGCCACGTCCATCGCACCCAGACGTTTACCGGTTGGTTGTATGCCAAGCTTGATGTGTGCATCGACGGCGGCTTGCACCCAGTCTGACGGGATCAGCACGCCCTCAGCGGAGGCGCTATAGTTGAGGTCGAGTTCCTGCGCTACCACCACCGGGTTATCGATCTTGTCGCATTCTTTGCGATACCAGGCATCATCCTTGCGTGGGTCACTGCGCCAATGAAACGTGAACACCGGGATTCTCCCGCTGTGACGCTTCTGGGCGAAGGGGTTAGCCATGCCGTTCACCGAACTCAGGTCAATGCGGCAGCGCGTGGTTTGCGACAGGGCAGCATCAATCAGCAGCGGGCGCTGCAAGAACGCCGCCTCATCCACCAGGTAAAGCGTGGTGCGGTCACCGCGCCCGATGTTGTCGCCAGCCTCGCCCTTGATTACAGCGCCCGTATCGGGGAATTCAACGCGCATGTAAGGAGCGTGTTTCTTTTCGTTCCAGCTGCCGCGAAACTCTACCGGCAGCGTTTCAACGAATTTGCGTGCCTTCCAGAACAGCGCCTTCGGGTCGCCGGTGCTGTCCACGTACTCCTCTTTACGGGAGCCGAAACCAATCACCATTTCTTTGTTGAACAGACACAACGAGCAGGCCAGGCCGATCGCCGTCCAACTGAGCCCCATCTCGCGGCTCTTTTCTGTAATGCCGTTCTCCATCTTTTCCCGGCGGTCCATTATCCAGTGGATCCACTCCTCCTGTTTCGGGAACAGCAGAAACGGAATGGTCACCGGCAGGCCGTAGTCGATGTTGCGGGGGTCAGTGGTCATCCCCCAGTCGATGATGAACTGGGCCGGGTTGGTGCGGTAGAACTCACGAATAGCCGGCAGTGATTCCGGGTTTGCTCTGATGCGCTGTAGGCGCTCCATCCGCCATTCGAACACCTGGGTGTAATCTGGTTTTTTGAAGTCGAACGGGAATGGGATTGGCATGATTGCAACCTTAAAAAGACTTCAAAGTAAATTTTCACTCAACCCGAAGTGCTCACTTTTTCAGCTATATTTAATTTGCCTAAACCAAAGAAAATATTGCATCCCGATATCTGGAGATTCTATATGTCTGATGAAACCTACAAACCGACACCTGAAGAAGAAGAAACTGCAAGAAAAGTATCCCTGGCTCTTGATGAGTTAATGCAAGGGTTTAATGAGGTTTTGGAAAAACAAGGATTTTCAGGGCTGTATATGAAATCGTTTGAACTATCAAAAAATCCTGGGGCAGCATTTGCCGGAGCCTGTTGCTGTTGTGGGGCAAGTAACGTGTGTTGTAACGGTGCCTGCTAATTTCAAATGTACGGGGGTGTTAAACACCCCCTGTTTACCCCATCATTTTACGATAAAACTCCGCCGCCTCTTCTGTCGTCATGTTGACGCTCTCGGTTTTAACAGGGCCACCGTCCGGGCCACTCAATTCCGTCTTGTTCTTCACCATACCCAGGTGCTGCGCAACCATCTTCAGCGCGTCATCCTGATTGCGGGTGATTACCTCAATTCCGAACTTGCCCTCTTTGATACCAGCGAACAGGCGGCGAGCTGCGCCCTTCAGATCACGAGTGTCGTGGAAATGAGCGCGCCCCTCTCCTGCGCCGTTGCATCGTGGGCAATCAGGGTTCGGATCCAGCGTAGCGTCGAACCCATAACCGCCGTTGTCTCGAGGTGCCGGCTTCTTGGCTGTCTTAGCTTTCTCAGCCGCCTCTTCGTACTCCACGGCATCCCGCCACTGGTACTGAAAGCCGAAACCCCAGCAATGGCGGCAGCATAGCCGGCGATATTCTGTAATCTGGTTTACGTCAGCTGTGGCGATATCCCACCACATTTTCAGGACTGCATCTTGGGTTATCTGCGTCCGTCGTTCACGGGCTTCCAGCGCGTCGCTGATAGCGCGGCTCACCTTAGCGTTTCTATACATCCGGCTTGCGCTGACGTAGGCCGTGTTGCCTTCGCCCTTCCCGCCTGCCCGTTTGTATGCCGCGGTCCTGTTCAGGTCGATGAGGTACTCATTCACGAACCGCCACTGCATATCGTTGAGCCCATATTTGTGCGGGTCTAACCCTGGCTCCTCGTCATCCCCGTAATCGACATACGGAATGATTTCATTGTCCGGGGTGGGTACTTCTGTGTTGGTTTCAGGACTGGTGCACACCTTTCCTTTTTGCGTACCGTTTTTGCGTACCTGCGTACCAGTCTTTTCACTGCGTACCCAGCCATGCTTTTTGGCGCGCTTCCTGATAGCCCCTTCACTGATGCCGTATATCTCTGCCATCTCACGGAGAGAGAGCTGGCCGGCACAGTAATCGCGCTCAAGGCCGCTTTCTTCCGGTTTTGACATAGCGTTCTCCATAAAAAAGCCACCAGCCTCTACCCCACAGCGAGCCGGGTAGATTCGGTGACTTTGCTTTGCGCATTACGCAGCGTCCAGGTGGGCGCTCTGTGATGGGCAATAAAAAACCGCCCGGAGGCGGCTTTGTCTCAAAAGTCTAACTTCTTAAAGACATCTTGAGCTTTCTTTTCTTGCTCTTTTAATGCTGTTTCTTGCGCATCTAGAACTATTTTTTCCTGAAGAATATGCTCTTCATAATTCCGTGTAGCCATAACGAGCTGCTCTTTCAATGCATTAATTTGACTTTGCAATTCAACGAGAGGGCAATTAACAACAAGATAGTTACCCTCAATTCTCGCCCGTCTTTTAGACATTGAAAAATAATTCTTATGGGTCTGTTCGAAGAACGGCAACCAATCACGAGGCGGATGATTATCAAGCTCTAGATAACGCTCACCCATCCCTTCATCAGTACTGCTTCTGTCACTATCTATGCCTATGATTTTCATTTCCATCGTATCCTTGTGTAATCGTCGTGACGTTTAAAATTACAACAAGTTACGGTATCTAAAAAACAAAAGAAATTCCATATGCACCGCCGCTGAGAAAAGTTAATTTTTTCCTAACCTAAAGCGCCAGGCGTTCAGCGTGGCAATTCTGCCGGCACAAATTTGCAGTGAGGTTTGAAGTGCCAGCGTATAGCTAACGGCGTCACCCCATGTGTCGCCGACCAGTTGCGGTTGCTCGCATGGGGTGAATACGGATTCAAGGGGAAGAAGGAACAGCGGCACCGATGGTGGCGCTGTTGGCCGGGCGCAGGAGCTCAAGCACAGCGCCAGGCATCCGCTTAGCAGCGCAGGCGTCATTTTTAAGTGCATCACGTAATTTCCTCTGAGCGGCATCGTGCTGCTGGCGTAGTTGCTGTTCTTGCTGCAGCTGAGCCGCCATCAGCGCACGGTTCTGTGCGTCCTGTGTCTGCAGCGTGACAATAAGCCCAGCCTGCCGGTCAAGCGTCTTTTTCTGCTCTTCCGCTACCTGTTGTGCCCGTGCTAAATCTTTGCGGTAACCCAGGTTGCTGAGGGCGAGCCATGTGTACAGCCCGAGAACTGCGGCCACCAGTAACGCTTTGCCGTTAGGCAGTGGGAACCAATTCATTGGAATGCCAGGCATGCCCGCTCAAATCGTTCTTGGCGGTCTGCCAGCCCATTCTTTCCGCCGTTAATCAGTAGCGTTACCCGTTCAACATCGCCTGCGTACTGGCCGTACTTCCTTGAAGTCCAGAACCAGCCTGCGGAGCGCATCGCATATTCGTCCCTTTCCAGTAGTTCGGGTACCAGAAGCAGATCGGTTTTGACGCCGGCGCTGCAGGCTCGGTAATTATCCAGCCCTGTAATCTGTATCAGTCCACGCCCACGATATTTCCAGCCGTCGCTCGGCCCTTTGTTACCCAGGCGGGAGCCGTAAACCAGATTGGCGATCGCCGCCTGGCGATTCACCGGCACCACCGATTCGCCGCGCTGGCGCCCCAGCATTTTGCATTGCTCCGCCGTCAGCCGCTTGGCTTTCGATTTGGGGCCGAATGTGGCGATCAGGCCATCAACGCTGTAGTTGAATGATTCCGCAGTAGCGGTAAAACCTGCCGATTCATGCCCCACCTGAGCGATAAACATCGCCTGTTCCATCGGAGAAGTGATTCCGAATTCAGTGAAGGTTGTTTCCAGATGCGGAAACCAGCGCGCGGCCAGTCCGGCGCCAATACCGGCCGCCTCTTTGAATTGGTCTTTTGTCATGAATTATTCCTGAGTTGGGGAACCGGTACGGTTATTCATGATGCGACGCAACAAATTTCCGAAATAGTCGACACCGGCATAACCGATAAACATGCTGCCGAGATAGGCATACTTGGAATCCCAACCTATGGCGGTCAGGCAGTCCTTAATGAAATAGGCGGCTAATGCGCACATGGCGGCATCGATGAGCCGGCGAGCCCAGCCATCGCGGCCAACGTAGGCGCTTCGTAGCAACGCCATAAGCGCAGCGGTAGCCGCATAACCGCCGCCCTCTTTGTGAGCTGCAAGCCATGCGATCAGTTGCACCCATAAGTCGGGGTTTTTATCAGGCATTTTCATGTCCTCCCCCTATCGGGGTTCTCCCGTTCACGGGTGATAAATATAAAAAAACCCGCATAGCGGGTTTCGGATTGATTGGTATTTAGGGTTGCTTATTTTCTTTGTTTTGGGCTCGGACTAAATTTCGACTTCAAACCTTTCCGGGACTTTTGCGTATCCGGAAATAATTCACACATAATATCCGTGCAATGAGAAAGTGCTTCAGTAGCTACTTTCATAGCAAGCCAAATGTAGCCAAAATCCACATCATTAAAACACCCTGTCCCTCTACCATTTGGCTCAGCCCTGTAGTATGACATTGGCAATATATGGGTATAATGTGACAAGAAATCGAAATAAACTTTAAATTCTTTAATATCCTCCCCTAACTCGCTTAAGATTTCATCACGAGTCTGGAGCATCATTGCCTTACCCGCCAAGCATCGCTTACGCGTTCCAGCATCTAATGTATTAAAATATTCATTATTAATTAATCTTTCAGAAATTTGTTCTCTTTGTTCCTCATAGAACTCGCCCCCTCCATCAGAATCAGCCATTAACTCTAGCCTTTTTATGCAATCATTCATATGCATAACATTCAATTTAGCTCGCCATTCATTTTCTGAAGTTGGTTTTTTTGAAATATAATAAAATAGCAACCTTGCTTCGATTATTGCTCTAACATAGGGCGCTACCAACGACAAATCCCAAAGCTCATAATCTCTTTTTCCCCATCGAGAACCAGGAACGTTGCCAATCATAATTCCAGCATTTACGCAAATTCGCATGAATATATATGTTGACCAAGCCTTGTAAGCTTCATTTTCTTCCATATAGCGCACGCCCACAGCTTGACTCACTGCTTTAGCCTCACTAACAGCAATATCAAGACTTCTGAGCGCTAAATAAAAATCCTCTTTGCTTATATCAGCATGAGTAACATCGCCATCTGTCATTACCATCATCCATTTCATTTGAAAGCATGATGAATATCATAAATCAGAAATTTAAATGTAGTAACAAAAAACCCGCTCAGTGGCGGGTTCTTGTCTGGTCACGCATACATAAATGGCAGCGTATATCGAAATACTGGACCATTGGACCAAAGATGTCAACACGTTCGCATCAATTTCTTCTTTTTTCGCTCCTGTTCGCGATCGATAAACGCATCTTGCAAAGGCTGATACAACAAATATTCTGCTGCACACAGTATTTCAACCACTTCCCGCCTGCAGGTTCGGTGTGACGGCTTACGATAGGCTGGCGCTCCACACCGACGGGCCATCTGCCGGGGCTTTGCTACAGCATGGTAGTAGTTTGCGAGCGCCCTATCAGATGAGCCATGTACGTAACGGCTCAGCAGTAAGCCAAACGCTCGGCGATCGATGGCATGCAGTTTGTCCACAACGCGGGTGATCAGCATACCGTCGTCATCGTTGCAGATTGGGCGCTCTGGATAATTACTCGGCTCAACCGTTGCCATGTACTCTGCGATGATACTGCTCTGTCGGCGTTCCAGTCGCCCTGTATAAACCCATGCGCCCCACCGCTCCAGCCAAGGATGTAGCCAAGCCTCTTGTTCTTCCGTCAGTTTCAGGCCGTCAGCATTCATAGCTTGCCCTCCTTGCGCAAAATGGCCTGTGTGCGAAAAACTCCTTCGGCGTGAAAAAGACGAAGCTCCTCGCGGCTATATTCGGTTTTGGTTCGCCCATCGCAGGCATCATGGCACTCGCTACATCCCCATGCTGCCTGCACATCGTCGGGCTTAATCCCTGTGCCACAGGTTCCCGCCATGCGGTAATGTGTTAATACGGTGGTTTCTGGGTTGAAATTACAAAACCCAGGGATCCGTATTTGGCAGTCGCGGCCACGGGCTTCTTTTGTTAATTTGCTCACGATGCATACCCCATAAGCTGGGCAGCTGCGTTTTCTGCGGATTGTTGATCGGGGAATGTGCGGAATAGGATGTAGTTCCAGAGCACATCGAGCACGGCTTTGTAAAACTCGCCGAACTCGATATCGTCCATCTTCGCGAACGAGATCGACTTGGGTTCTTTGCGGGTGGTGCCATCTGGCATGATGAATTCGACGTAGAAACCGGCCTGAATAGTTACCCAGGCGCGGAACGCTTCGAAGGATTTTGCGGCGCTGATATTTCCGGCGCGTTTCTCTGCGACATCTGCTAGATATTCATCAACGGCCGCCTGTAAAGCCTCTTCGCTACCTGCGTAGTAAGCCAGGAATTTGACGTATCCATTCACCAGCGCCTTATCTGCCGGAGATATGGCACCGCCCGTGGGCTGCCAGTAATCGAAGCCGAGGTTCAGAAGCGAGAAAAGCTTGCGGTGAAAAGCCGGATTGCGTGCCTGTTTGAAGTCGGCGTAAAGAACGGAACCGACCTTTTTGGATCGCAAGAAGTCCCTGGCATCCCGGGTTGCGGGTACCAGCATATCGCCTGCTGTTTTGATATATGAATACTGCGCCATTGGGTGTTCTCCGGTGGCGCAGCAGTTGTTCAGAATTTGAATGGGCTGGGTGTTCAGTCCAGCCCATTAATTATAGCGCGTTTCCATCGGGTCTTACAATCGAATAACCGGCGGATTTTGCCAAATCAATCAACGCGTTAAATGATGCTATGTGCTCGTTTTCCTTAACGATGCGAGTGCCAGCTATGACGCCGTTATCGCAAGTAATTACAATTCGTCCGGTGCTGGGAAGTGATTTAAGTAAATCTTTAATATCAATCAATTAACTGTCTCTTTATTGTGTGCTGCGAGTTTATTAAACCAAAGCACTGTACAAATAAACAGTCACTGGTTTTGTGTCACGCCTCAAACAAAAAAACCGCCAAGTGGAGAGGTTTTTTAGTCAGCATCGAATCCCGTCAAATCTTTGATTTTTTTCTTGGCAAAACCTGTGGCCAAGCTTTTCGCAATACCAATCAATGACTGGATGCTGGCCACATCTTTGAATTCCGTTTTCACCGTTTCCCAAACCTCCTTTTGTCTAAGGTTGGTAATGAATTCATGACCCGAAGTCGTTAACCGAAGTGGCATTTCACCCCATGAATACCCATCGTCCGCTCGAGCGTATAAACCAAATCCACTACCACCGTCAGCCCGAGCAATCATACCCTGCTCGTAAAGAAGCCGAATGTGGAAAATAAATTCATCTGTGTTGTAATCAAATCCTTGATCTGCAAGTTCATTAATATCGGTTTCTGGCCCGGGGTTATCCTCAAAAGCCAACAGCAAATTTTTGATATATTCTTGGTTTATTCTCATGCTATTTCCTCTGTGTATTTTTTTCTTTGACTCCACTTAAATTTAGCACTTAATTTTTAATCTGATTGCGGGATATAACCTATTTTTAAATTAATTCAACAAGTTAATTTATTGAGGCTTTTTTTAAGTTATATCCCAAAACAGCAATTTTTGAGAAGCTCGCTCTCGGTTACGCAGCCATCTTCCAAACGCAATACTCAGGCATGTTTGCCCTTACCAGCGCCTCAGCAAACGGCGGCGGTACCGAGTTACCACAACGCGCCACCTGTTCAGACTTCGGCCAACGAGTGCCATCGATGTCCTTGTCGATGATGTAGCTGCGCGGGAAGCCGTTGGCGTTATATAGCTCGCGCGGTTCCAGCATCCGCATGCAAATATCGACCACCATGTATTCGCCGACCTGTATAAACTGCGGGCGCGGTGTTGGGAACAGATTGCTATCATCCGGCTCATCGCTGAATACGTCCATGAGCCGCGCGCAGCACCAGGCGTTATAACGCTGGTCGTCGGTGATCAGCGTTGGTTCGCATTTCACTTCCGTAAGCCCGAACCGGTCATGCGTTGGCACCGTGTGCATCGGTGCGTCTACGTCTATCCCATCTTTCTCATTGCCATAGTATTTCTGCAGATAGGCGGTCACATGGCCAATGTGATTGCCGCCGGCTGTCAGGGTTGGCGCTGGCGCGTTCGTTGGTCTTCCGTCTTTGCATGTACCGCGCAGCTGCACCAGGTGCGATGTACAAAGCGCATGGTGATCGACCTGCGTCACCGTGTGCGCTGGCTCGTCCATTCCCAACCCAGCGCCGGTGTAGTTTCCGCCGTAGTGCTTGATCAGGTTGGCCGCGACGACGGCATGCTTGATGCCACCAGCAACGACGGTTCCCAGCGGCGCGCGAATATTCAATATGCGCGGCGCCTGCCCTTTCCGCTCGCCATAACCCATCTGAATCAGCGATGCGGACGCCAGCGCGGTATGGGACTCGGTCGGGATAGTTGCCATCGGCGAGGCGATGCTGCGCGGCTTGCCGGAATAGGTCGGACCGCCGGCACCCACCAGCACCGCGCTGGCCAGTTGAGTTTTGCCGCCACCGCCTGGCATGATTGTGCCTACAGGCGCATCAGCGCGGTTTCCTGTGCTATTCCCAAACTGGCGAACTACCACTGGTGCTGCCACCGCGAAACCGTGGGTTTGCGTAACCGTCTGCAGCGGCAGGCGGCCGGACTGTCCCCGGAAGCAGTCGTATTTGGTACGGCTTGACGTGTGATTGCATTTCACAGCGAATGGCTCAATCAGCAGGTGTTCCGCCTTGCTAGTGACCGTGGTCAACGGCGTTCCGGTTGCGTACTGCCGGCCATCGCCGCCAAAACCTGTCTGCCCGATCTGCACGATATATGGATCCGGACAGTCGATAACGTAGCGTTTCAACCCTTTAACGATGCGCCGCAGCGTGTTGTCCGCCAGCGGCTTCTTCCTGCCCATGATACTGCGCGTCGGGATTGACCAGTCTATGCACTCAGCGGCGGTGCGATATGGCTGTAGTTGGCCCGCCAGCACATCGGCACTTTCCGGTGCGCCGTGGGATGGGTCAGGCCATACAACAGCTTCGCCATCGCAACGGCTGACGACAAACAGACGTTTGCGGATAGTAGGGGCGCCATAGTCGCAGGCTCGCAGCTCTTTGTGATCGACGTTGTAGCCCAGCCCGGCAACCAGGCGACGGGCGTCGTCGCTGTGGATATCAATTTGCAGGAATTCGCAGGCCTCGGCCAGCGCCGGGCAGTCTGCCGCAACGCCATCGCTCAGCATGCCAATGAACGCGCGGAAAGTTGCGCCGGTGTACGCCGGGTCTGGGTATAAATTGCCCTTCTTATCGGCTTTCAGCGGTCCCCATGAGCGGAATTCCTCCACGTTTTCCAACATCAGGTAACGCGGCCGCACCGCCAGCGCCCAGCGCAGCACCACCCACGCCAGCCCGCGGATCTCTTTCTTGACTGGCGTGCCCCCCTTCGCTTTTGAAAAGTGGCGACAGTCTGGCGAGAACCAGCCCAGCAGCACCGGCAGACCGCCAGTGGATATTTTCGGATCAACGCTGAAAATATCTTCCGGGTAGTGCAACGTTCGCGGGTGGTTCACGGCGTGCATAGCCATAGCCACCGGGTTGTGGTTCATCGCGATGTGCGGTTCAAAACCCAGCGCCTGCTTGATGCCCTCGCAGCTGCCACCGCCGCCGGCGAACCCGACCACCACCAGGCCGTTTTCCACAGCATCGGGGCGAAAATCCACGATCTGTTTCTGGCGCGCCCAGGCATGCGCCGTTTTCTGGATTTCCTGCGGACTGACGCGGTTCAGGAACATCTGATTAATGTGCTGTAGGACTTCCTGCTGTTCATCACCATTCAGCGCATGAACCGGCAGTACGGACGATGCGCACTGCTGAACTTCTGTAGGCCAAATGCTCATGCTACACACCCCGCTTTCCGGCTGTTCGGGCTGATCCATAGGCATTCAGTTCTAACTTTTGTGCCTCTTCCCGCACTGATTCGTGCCCCTTTCACCTCTTTCCTCCACCCAGAAAGCATTTCGTTATAAAGTTCGCTGTCATAGCCAGAAATCAAAACCATTCCACTGACTTCTAAAATTGCATCCAGTAGAGAGCGATGTTCGGTTTCATCCATTTCAAAACGATAGTAACGATTGCCCTGAACTCTGGTTTCAGGCAGATACGGTGGGTCGATAAAAAACACTGTCGTCTCTGAGTCGTGGGCTTTAATCACGTCAACAGCGTTCTTGTTTTCGATAATTACCCCACTAAATCTTTGCCCGATGGCGGCCAGGTTGTCCGGGTAACTAGCCCAAAGGTGTGAGGCTGTTGCATATTTCCTTTTGCTGTCACTTCTGAACCCAGACTGCCCCCCAACAGCGGCGGCCCCACCAAAACCCATGCAGGCGCGAACAACCATCCGGCGTGCTCTCTCGATCGGGTTTTCTGTTGGCTCGTAAGCTGCGTTGAATTCAGCGCGGCTGTACGGTGTCAAGGCGCAAAGTGTACGCAAGCGAGCGTTATTCGTAGGGTCGCGCAACACCTTGAACAAGTTCACGACCTCTCCATCGAGATCGTTATATACCTCTGAATAGCTCCGTTTTTTTCGCAACAGAACGCCAGCAGCTCCGCCGAAAGGCTCCACATAACAGGTGTGCTCTGGCAGATGCTCGATAATCCACGGCGCCAGGCGAAACTTGGCACCGTGATAGCGTAGTGCCGGTGATTTGATTTCGGTCATACCAACACCGCCAAAGCGACGGTAGCCGCAACTGCTGCCCAGAAAATCACGAGCGACCAGAACAGCGCCCTTAACGGATTGCACACCACCCAGCTTTTTAATTTTGTCATTGCCCCTTCCCCTCTCTGCGTTCGCGCCAGTAATTCAGGCGCGCTTTGAAATGTTCCCGGTACCGCTCCGGCGCTTCTTCAATCGCCACCAGCACCTTTGTGCGGGTGATCTTCCGTGCGTACAGGTCACGGATCAGGCCGCTGGCGCGCAGGTCGTACTGCTCTAAATCGCGGCATTCCTGCGGCCACTGGCCTCGATTGAATGGCAGGCCGGGCGGAAGATAATCCGATTGCCCGGCCATCGTTTATGCCCTCGATTCGGCAGCCAAACGGCGCATGACGTCTTTTTCTGACGGAAGTGATGCTGTGAGCACCCTTTGCTGTATCTCGCGGCGTACAGCCGTTAGAGGCTTCAGGATGTGCTCCACTCGATCGAGGGGCATGCGGAGCATCAGGGCGATGATTTCGGGGGAGCGTCCAAGGCGCTGCAGCTCGTAGACGCCAGTCATTACCCGGCGGCCATAACTGATACGGTCACCGATTTTGACGATTGGCCCCATTTCAGCGACTGGCTTAGCTACGCGCTGGGGTTTTGGCGGTGGGCAGTATGGGGCGCGACAGCGTGCGCGAGCTGCCTGGTTGATTCTGTCCATGATGGCCGGGCCGTGGTCACAGCCGTCATCCATAACAAAACGCTTATCGCGGATCATTTCGTTGATACTGGTCATTGGTCTTTCCTCGTTTGTTTGTTCAAGCGCTGGTCAGGCGCTGGTTAAAACGGTTTGCTCGAGTAACGTCGTTCTTTCGGTTTTGGTTGTTGTGCCTCCTGTTGCATACGGCTGGATTCTTGCGCCACCACTTGATCGACAGCGATGAAGTGGCCATTTTTAAATTCCTGGTAAATCGTGCCGCCCGGCCCGAATCGGTTTTTACCTACGATGATTTCCGCAAAGCGTGCGGCTGGCCCGTTCGGGTTGTAAACACCATCGCGGTACAGCAAAACGATGCTGTCGGCGTCCTGCTCAACTTTTCCTGACTCACTCAGGTCTGACATCGTTGGACGCCTGGCGGTTACTGGACGGTCATCAACTTTTCGCGATAACTGGCTCAGTGCCAGCACCGGCGTTTTGCTGCGCATGGCCATGGTTTTCAAGCTGCGGGAAATGTGCCCCATGGCCAGGTCATTACGCTCTGCCTTTGGCTTGGCAATCAGGCCAAGGTAATCGACCATAACCACGCTCAGATGCGGATAGCGGCGTTTATGGGTTTCTGTGATGGCGCGGATCTGGTCAACGGTCAGGTCTGTGGCGTCAACAATCCAAATATCACGGTTGTTCAGTACCTCGAGCGCCGAGTGGATCCGGCCCCAATCTTCATCGCACAGTGATTCGGGTTTGCGAAGCTTCGAGACGGACAGGTTTCCGGCACCCGCGACTGAACGCTCAACCATCTGCAATGCAGCCATTTCCATGCTGAATATCAACGCCCCACCGCCGCTGCGCGTGGCACCCTCGATCACCTTCAACGCGAATTCGGTTTTACCCATGCCCGGACGGCCAGCAACCACAATAAGATCCTGCGGGTTCCATCCGCCGGTGATGGCGTCCAACTCGTCGATACCGCTGTACAGGTTGCGCATTTCGGCATCGCCCTTCATGCGGCGATCCATTAAATCCATGTAGCCGCCCAGCAGTTCGCCAAGATGCACCGGCACCACCCCGCCCGTGTCGGCGGTCATTTCGATCAGCTTGGTTACTGACGCCTGGATCACCGTGTCGCGTTGCTCTTGGTTTCTGGCGCTGCGGATACCGTCTGCACCTTCCTGCAGCAATGCGGCCATCTGACGGCTACGCCACCCTTTGGTGGCCAGACTCGCAAAGCCTTTCAGGTTGGCCAGCGTGCCGGGCATGCGGCTAATTTCTACCAAAGATGCCAAGCTATCGCCGCCGAGCGATTCGCCGATCAGCACGACGTCGATCACACCGTGGGTCAGCGCCTGTTTTTTGATTTCTTTGTAGGTTTCGCGGTGAAAACGGATGCTGAATGCCTCTTCCGGCATGGTGGCAATCACGTCCAGTGCATCAGGGGTGGCACCGCCAACCAGCAGGCCGCTCAGCACAGTGGCTTCCATCTCCTGCGGGGTCATAGCGCCCCCTCTCGGGTTTTCACCAGCACATCAGAGCGGAGCAGGTAATCGAACCCAGCACGCCAGCTGCGATTGTTGTCGCCAAAGTAAAACGGCCCAGCAGCATCACTGAAAGTTTCGAAATAGGCCTTCACCGCGTCGAGGGTTGGCTCATGTAGCTCGCCCAGCAGGCGCTTGATTTGGCGTTTGCGCTTTTCGTTCAGCTCCTGCACTTTCGGCAGACGTTCACCGAGGATTTCGTTGTAGGCGTCAGCCACGTCCTGATATTTAATTTTTGGAGGCTTACCCGACGCGTCAGCGTCATCCCCCTCTTGGGGGTTAGGGGGATTCTCTGTAGTAGTCTCTGTTGTATTCTCTGTAGGAGATGAGGTCATTTTGACCCGAGGGGTAAGGTCATTTTGACCCGCTCCTTGGCTCATCTTGGCACCTTCGATAGGGTCAATCTGACCCAATCGATCGTCCACTGGATATTTGGTTGATTCCATCGCTGCAAGCACTTCATAATTAACGGAATACCACTTTGTTTTATCCCATGAATCACTGTTGTAATTTGCAGTATGGACCATCTGCAATTTCTCTAAGTTGGCCAACGCACGTTTAACAGTTGACCCACTCCAAAACGGGAATTGTGCTTGCCAGCTCGGGACGCTGTTATAGACCCAACGACGCCCGTCGTGAAAATTCTGAGAGATATTCATCCAATAATGGATCTGCTGCAAAACTATGGCCTCGTTAAGGCCAATTGCACATGCCAGCGTCGGCAATACTTGCAAGGGATTTTCATTGATCAGTAAGCGGCTCACTGGTCACCCCCAGTTTGGAAATAAAACTGGAATGACTCACTGGCCCCAATCGCAGGGAAAAGCCCATTTTTGAATAAATAATCAACTTGCTCCTGCCCAAAAATAGTTTTACCTGTAACTGATTTGACTGCATAGAAACGGCGCCATTGCTCCATGGTCTTCGCTCCCTTAGCCGTATTGCATGGACGGCAGCTCGCAAGGAGGTTCGATACGCTGTTGTCACCACCGCGATTTTTTGGGAGTACATGATCGATTGTTAGCGACTCACCACTAAGAGACACACCGCAATAGGCACATTTCCCCGAGGTTTTTGCCATAACATTCGATTTTTTGATGGCGGAATATTTTGTAGTCATGATTAGATCCCCAGCCCATCTGCAAGCTGGCGGCACGCGTCCTGGTACTGCTCCGGCGATAAGTTTTCATCACGCAGCGCGGCCTTGCCCTGCTCGTATTGTTCCCAAACTGCATGTGCGGCAGCCTGGCGATCTTCGAAAATCGGTTTGATATCTGCGGCGTCAGCAGGCATGCCATTCAGGCGCCAGCCGTTCCGATATGTGATGTGATCGGTTTGCATATTGGTCTTTCCTCGATACAGCGTTTTTACGCGGCGCTGGTCAGGCGCTGAGTTTCCTGCAGGGCGCTTAATGCGCCGGCTATTCGTTGTGGTGTGTCACAGGCACCAAGCAAAATTGCGATAATTGCCGCGGCAAATTCTCGAATGGCCACTGACAGCAAATATTGCGGCGTGGGCCCATCCAATCGTGCGCGCCTTTCTGCTGGCATGGCTGCGATCATCGCGTCGGCCAGTTCCTGCACCTTTGCCCTGGCGGCTTTCGAGTCGCTGCGCATGTGGCGAAAAATCGCCTGCCGGTTGGTGTTAATCGCACGCCAATCAGCGGTACCGGCTGAATCTTCAATCGGGTAAAGCCGCACGCGGCCGCCGTCAGCTCCGATCTGGAACCACGCGCGGCTGATCTCGATGGCCACATGTTCCTGACCACTCTCCGCCGCCCAGGCTGTAATTTCATTTTTCAGTTTTTCGATGTGTTCCACTTCGCGTCTCCTGTCGCTTCGAAAACCGATTTCACTTAATCAGATTTCGGTGGGGTTGGTTGTTAAGCTGCACCCTTGTTGATTCCATCGCGGTTCTGATACAACGCTGGATCATATTTCAAGGCACCGTTGGTAATGCGATCAAGGCGAGCGGCTCGGCCTTCTGGAACAAGCTCACCCCATGCGTAAACAGTTGGTTTTTTTACGCCAGCAGCAGCAGCCAGCCCCGCTTTTGTTTTGAAAAATGCGATTGCATCTGCGGTATACATACGGACACCTCTTGTTAGATTTGTCTAACAAATTAGATGTTCAAGATAACGAAGTCAAGAAAATTTAGAATAATCTAACTATGACATTACCCGGCGAGCGCATTCGAGCGCGAAGAAAAGAACTGAAACTAACCCAGCGCGCTCTTGCTAAGAACGTGCAGGTTGCTCACGTCACAATTTCACAATGGGAAACTGGTGACAGTGAGCCTGGCGGGAAGAACCTATTCGCCCTCAGTAAGGCGCTACAGTGCTCTCCTACATGGATTCTTTATGGTGATGAAAATCAGCAACCAGGTGAGCCAACGGAGTTGCCGCGTCAACTCGACGAGCGCGAAAATGAATTGCTCGATTTGTTCAAGTCTCTACCTGAATCCGAGAAGGAATCCCACCTTGCCTCTCTTCGGGATAAGGTTGATGGACTTAACAGACTGTTTGAAGAGTTGCTTCAGGCCCGCAAGTCTAAATAAAAATTAACCCAACATTTTCATGGCGTTGGGTTTTTTATTACCCTTTTTGTTCGTTTTATCTAATTTTTCATTGACGATAAAGTTAGAATTATCTAAATTACTCCCATCAACAGCGCACTAACCCTGCAGCAGTTGTTCAGAATGTTCCGCCAGCCGGGCGATACGCGGCAAAGAATTGAATGACCATTGCTGTGTGAAATTTGGCCCCGAACCTTGGGGCAATTTTTTACAAAGCAAATCGAGGAAAGACCAACGGCATGACCAGCCTGACAACCGGGAAAGACCGGCAACCACCAGACGTAAAAAAACCCACCGAAGTGGGTTCTTTTACCCCGGATGCCGACCAAAGCAACCGGGAGTGATACAGGGGACCAACCCTGTATCGAGGAAAGACCAACAACCCAATGAGCTGTCGATCAGCTCCGATTATATCAGGAGTCGCTATGAAAGCACTACAGATACCCGTCACGCTGTTTATCCATGCAAACACCTTCCCAAACGGTGAAGGCATCACGGTCACCACCGCTGATATGTCCTCTTTCCGTGGGTACGTGTTGCTGGAAACTCGCCAAATCCATATCGATGTTAACCAGCCAGAACCGATCGACATCATCGGCAAACAGGTTGAAGCGCTGCAGTTGGAAAAAGTCCGACTGACTGACGCGGCCTATAAGCGTATCGCCGAGATCGATGATCAGGTACAGCAGTTGCTATGCATTGAGCACTGCCCTATCGACGCCCACGAAATCCCATTCTGAGGGCGCGGTCATGGATATCGAAACACACAACCTGAGCGCTGAACTGGCGCTGTGGCAACGCCATGACGCAGCCGAACAGCGTGACCAGTTCGAAGCTGCTGCGACACACGGTTATTCCGACGAGGCGATCGAGGTGTTCACCCATATCGACGGCACTGCCGCCGACACCCGCGACCGCCTGCTGATGGCCGTAATGATGGCGACGCCTGACACTCTGCGCCTTCGCCAGAATGAGCTGTACAGCTGGTATTGCGACAACGTGAAGGCCGTTGCACGCGAGAAGTTTTAACCCACCCCGGCGCCTGACCAGCGCCGATTTTCACAGAGGAAAGACCAATAATGCCTATCTACATTTCACTTTTTGAGCCAAAGAAAAAGGCTCTGACAAACGGCGCTGTGGCGCTGGTTATCGCGCTGGAGGCTCCAAGCAAACGAGCAGCCGAAAGCATCGCGTTAGGGAAGCTGTTCGAAGCCTACCCCGAGGGCGGTGACAACTTCTTCAACCCGAAGACCGTTGAAGATCAAACTGGCAACCCACGTCCAGCCGTTGGCCAGTTCGATGAACAGTTCGCTGCAGAGAACGTTTTCGACGGCAGCAAGTGGACACCGAAAGAGCCTGAGCCAGAATTCCCGGCTGGGCCAGTAGATTTAATGTCACAGCCTGCCAACGTCCGGATCACCGCAGTGGTGATGTATGGCGACGCTGAGATCGATAACAGCCAGCTGTCGATGGCGGTCGATTTCATTAACGACGATGAAACACCAGACGATACCGGCATGCGTGCGGTGATCGATGGGCTTGTATCTGTGACCGCCGTCGGTGCTATGTCCCCTGAGGCCGTTAGTCGATTGATCTCAGCCCTCTTCCAGTGCGCTGGCGAGACTATGCCATCACAGGCTGACACAACTGCCTTTGCTCAGGCGTGGGTAGATAAGCCAGGCGAACGGGAAAACCTGACGCTGGCCAGCACCAGCACCAGCACCAGCACCAGCACCAGCACCAGCACCGAAAATACTGGGGGCGTGCCGGATTACAACACCCTCAGCATGCATACAGCTTTATCGATCATGGGCGTTAACCCTGCCGCAGCCAAGGCGACAGACGTGAAGAACGCAAAAGAGATCATCGCGTCACGTGATTCAGTCTGGCGTGCCTGGGATAAATCTCTACGGGTGATCATCGGCATTTTGAATGTTGAAACTGATACCCGACACGCGATCGTTTCCGAGGGACTGAAAAATCTCAAATTGGTAAATAACGACGAAGAGCGCCTGCACTTTGTGAAAACGCGTCTTGCTGGCCATCCGGCATGCGCTGAGTTGGCGAACTATGGCCAGCAAACCACGAAAAGTGTCGAGGTAGAAAACCTCGGCGGCGGCCGCTTCTCGATTGACGGCTTGACCGGCGCTGATGCACGTCAGGAAAACCCAGCGCCAGCAACGGCTAACGCCTCAAATCATGGTGAAAAACAGGAAGTAACCCAGCCGCAAGTTACCGATTCGACAGCGCAGGAAGCCAAACAGCAGCTGGATCAGATGGGTTACAGCGTCTATGCCAATGCGCCAGAGGAAAAATCCTCCCAGCTGCAGCAGGCAGAAGAGAACGCCGACCGCGCCGAAGCGCTGGTAAATCAGCTTAAAGCCGACGATTTCCAACAGCGTGCCGCACAGGTTGAACAGACAATCGCCGAACAGCCCGCAGAGGATCGGGACAATCTTAGGATTTGGAATCGTGTTTATAAAACCGATGCCAAGTTTACCAAGGCTTTCAGCAATAACGGCGGCGGTACCTCGATCAATGGCATCTACATGGTGATGCAGGCCACGAAGGTATTCGGTCCGCAGGGCACCGGCTGGGGGGTAGAAATTATCGAAGAACGCTTCGACGACGGCGCCCCGATCATGCGTTCGGTGAAGCAGCAGGACGGAAGCTTTATTCAAGAGATTATTCCAAATGGTGCTGGCGGCTATCTGTCCGAAGTAAACCACACGGCAAAAATCCGACTCTGGTACAAGCACGAAGGTAAGACTGGCGAAGTGTTCGCTTACGGCTGCACGCCATACGTTTACAAGAGCAAGAATGGGCCGATCAGCGACGGCGAAGCGCCGAAAAAATCCCTCACTGATGCCACCAAAAAAGCCCTCTCACAGCTTGGCTTCTCCGCCGACGTGTTCCTTGGCCTGTATGACGATCTGACGTATCGCCAAGAGAACGAAGCGGAATTCGCACTCAAGAATGCCAGTGAAAAAGCCGAAGGCGTGACCCGCATGCGTGAAGAGCTGGATGAGCACATGACCAAGGTCGCGGAAACGCTCAAAGGCGCGGTAACTGTCAACGAAGCAAACAAGATTCACACCTCGATCGCCCGCGAAATTGAAGCGCACCGCAAGGCTGCGGACGCCAAGGGTGATAAAGAACACGTCCAATACCTGGCTGGCCGACTGCGCCGCCTGACCGCACTGAAAGATGAACGCGTTGCCACCCTGTCCAACGAGGAGAAAGCATCATGAGCGTAAACGCCATTGCATTAGCCGCTGATTACGCCAAGTTTCAGCAGCTGATTGAAACATCCGACGACCTAACGCCGGAAATGATCGCCGACACGCTTGAAGGTATCGAAGGCGCTCTGGGTGACAAGCTGGATGCCGCTTTTGTGCACGTGCGAAATTTGGAGGGTTTGGGTAACACTGTCGGAGAGGAAATTAAACGCCTGACCGATCGTAAAAAGTCTTTCGACAACCGCGCCAAGTCGATCCGTAAGTACGTGTTGAGCTGCTTGCTGGCAAGTGGGCAGGATACCATTAAGACCACGATCAACACTTTTACTGCGCGCAAAGGTGTCGCCAGTGTGGAGATTGATAACGAAAGCCTGCTGCCTGATGAATTGGTGAATGTTTCCACCACCGTGACGCCCGACAAAAAGGCCATTAAGGCACGAATTGAAGAGGCGGAAGCGGCGGCGGCGGAAATCCTCGCTCGCGGCGAAGAACCACCGGCGGAATTACTCAACCCGGTACCCGGCGCGCACATCGAGATCGGTGAGCGTTCGCTGCAGGTGCGGTAATCAACCGGCCCCGGCAGCGGGGCTAATACTGAGGATTCACCATGCTGAGAATGTACCTGGCCAAAGGCGACGCCATTCACGTGACTTTCCCCGACGGGACTACAGGGATCATTGAGGCCGAAAGCCGTGGCGAACTGGCTTTTCACTTTCCGCAGAGTGTACGGCTAACGCGAGAAAAGGAAGCGTTTAAAAAACCAATTCCGCCTAATCAGAAATAACACCTCGTCATCGTTAGCATTGCTGGAAACCACACAACGAGGAACAGCAATGCAACGATGGCAACCAGGCGCCCGCCTACTCTCTGATTTCGATATCAAGATCGGCCGGCTATCCGCCAGCGTCAGGAAAAAGACGCTCAGCGATGACGATATAACCCGGGCTTGTCGTATGACCGACGACGCTATAGCCCAACTAATGAAACCGAGGAAAGACCATGCCCAACAAATTGACCCTGGGGGAGTGGAATAACCGGCTCCCACGTCCGCGTAGCCATGAAACTGTGCGCCGATGGATACGGGCCGGGAAGATCTACCCCGCCCCCGAACTGGATGGCCGCGAATACCTTTTTGATGAACGGGCGGTCAAAATTGACCCGCAGAATCAGCGCGCCCCGATCAAAACGTTACTGACGAGAATCACCAATGGCCCGGAACCGAAACCACGCAAGGCGCGACCTGCCACCAAACCTGTACGCTCGTAACGGCGGCTATTACTGCTACCGCGACCCACGAACGGGAAAAGAGTACGGGTTAGGCCGGATAAAGCGGGACGCGATAAACCAGGCGATTGAAGCCAACCTGCAACTGATGGACTCAGCGTCTCGTTTGGTAGATAGGATCAACGGCAAGGCGTGTGTGACGTTCCATGATTGGCTGGCTCGTTATGATGAAATTATCACGGCTCGAGGTTTAAAAGAAAAAACCCTCGAAGACTACCGCAACAGGATCCGAGCCATAACAAACGGATTCGCTAACGTTGAAATCAACGTCATCACCACAAAAGATATTGCGGAATTTATCAACGCATACGTTAAGCAAGGGAAAAACATGAGGGCTAAAGCATTACGCGCCTCACTCGTAGATATTTTTAAGGAGGCCATCGCCGACGGGCATATTCAAACAAACCCTGTAGATGCCACTCGTAACCCAAAAGCAGAGGTGCAGCGCGAACGCCTTAAACTGGATGAATATTTTAAGATCCGAGAAGCAGCCAACAAACAAGCACCATGGGTTGGTTTAAGCATGGACTTAGCATTGATTACTGGCCAACGCGTCAGCGATATCAGCAGCATGAAATGGTCAGATGTTCATGACGGAAAATTGTGGGTTGTTCAACAAAAAACAGCCTCAAGGCTGGCGATCCCAGTCAGCCTCGAACTTGAGGCCGCAGACTTAAAACTTGAGGACGTTCTGGCGTGCTGTAAAGCAGCATATGGGGATTGCGAAAACGTGCTGGCCAGCCACCTGCGCAGTGCCCTATCCCCCAGCACTATCTCGATGGGGTTCACTAAATCTCGCAAAGACTCAGGCCTGGACTGGGAACAACCACCGTCATTTCATGAGTTGCGCAGCCTATCGGCAAGACTATACTCGAAAGAGAAAGAGGGGAATTTTGCTCAGCGTTTGCTCGGTCATAAGTCCGCAGAAATGACGGCAAAATACCAGGATGATCGCGGTAATCACTGGGTTGATGTATAA